TCTGCCGGAAGCGATGGCCGGCGGAATGTAGCCGGAAAAATTGTGATTGTGAGAGGCAGGGGCATTTGTATGCGATAGGAAGTTATAATCATCCGAGAATAGGAGGTGGAGCCGTTGGACAAGGTGGTGCTGGAACAGTACAGCAGTCTAAAGATGGAATATCAGGATCTGCGTGACGAGATCGCAAAGCTGGAAAAGCAGATCAAGAAGATGGAGACGAGCCGATGCCAGGTGTCAGATTCCGTCAAGGGAACAAGGACTGACGGAACATATGGCAGTATCCGGATTACCGGCTTTCCAGTTCCAGACTATTACCGGCGTAAGAAGCTGCTGGAGGATCGCAAGAAGAAGTTAGATGAGTTTGAGTTGCAACTCCTCGAACTGACCAACGAGGTTGACGATTACATAAATAGTCTGGCTGACTCCAGAATGCGGCGCATGATTAGGTATAAATTTTTCGATGAGCTGTCATGGGTTCAGGTGGCACATCGTATGGGAGGAAAGTATACGGCGGACGGTTGCAGAATGGCAATAACGAATTTTTTGAAAGATAAAAAGTAATTTCGTTTTTTTCGCTTCGAATGTGGTAGACTTTAAACTGGAAGATCTGAAAAACGGATTTCCTCCCCCAATTGACGGCTACTGATCTCATACATCAGTGGCCGTTTTTAAAACAAGAAAGCGAGGACTATAAATGAGTGAGAAAAGTTGTATTACAATTAATTGCGGGTGCTGCGGAAATGATGGGGAAATTACAGTTGGCAATGCTTATTCCTTAGAAGAGACATTATGTGGCATTTGGATTGACGGAAAAACTATATACCGAAAGGTGTATAAGTTAGATGGAGAACTTTTAAATAATGGACTTAATTGTATAGATATATCTGATATCTTTGAGGAGATTGATACCGTTACCAATCTAAGAGGGTATGTTCATGAAGGGTTAACATATAATGTACTTCCTTTACCATTTGCGACAATTACAAAAGGTGAATATAGGTCAGTTTCGTTATATGAGCGGCCTGGCGAAATAGCAATACGATGTGAAGTACCGGCATACATTTTAAGTGACGCGTTCGTATATCTGGAGTATACTAAAAAATAGTTGTATTAATATTTTAAAAACCTAGATTGGGGGAGAAAAGTACTACTTGGAGCAGTTGCATCAGAATCAGAAGAAAAGAGACGGCAGGTAGCTGTCTCTTTTTCTATACCCAAAACAAACAAAGAGAAAAGGCCGCCTATTCGGCCGCCTCATCTCTGCAAAGTTCGTCCAGGGTAACGCCCAGGGCATCAGCCAGTAAAATGGCTGTATCAACTTTGCAATTATTATTCTTTTCAATATCCTGTATGGTTCGACGAGGAACGCCGGATAATTCAACGAGTTGGGGAACAGACAGTCCTCTTTGAGTGCGTATTTCTTTTAAATGCATTTTTTTCTCCTTTTTATGCAGATAATGTAGGTGATGAAGCAAAAAAACCATGCACCCCATTTAAGCCAGTCAAAAGTGGTAGGAGTGGCAAATTCACCGTTAAATCCTTCGTAAAGGAACAGAACAGTAAGTGCAATTAGAATTAAGCGATAAAGTTTCATGTTTATTTCAGCAAATGAATGTGGTATACTATAGGTGAAGAAGGGAGGGGCCGAAGCCCCTGACCTTACTTCCGTTTTTTCTTTGGCCTTTTGGATTTACTATCTTTTCTCGTCTTAACTATCAGGCAGATGGCGGTGACGATTGCAAGTAGTGCTTCCGAAAGGTCTTTGATTATTTCGCTTATCGATTCATTCATTTGCTTTTCCCTCCTTTCTATGATTTAATTATAGCACGTTTTAACGTGCTGGTCAAGCATAAAATGTATATTTTATAAGTTTTTTTCGCATCTATCACAAGCGGTAGGTGCTTTTATTTTACCCGAAAGGAAGTGAGTCTGATGGCATTAACACCCAAACAGAAAATATTTGCCGACGAATATCTAATTGACCTTAATGCCACCAGAGCCTATAAGGTGGCATATCCGAAGGTAAAGAAGGATGAGGCAGCAAGGGCAAATGGAAGCAGGTTGCTAACAAATGCTAACGTTGCAGCTTATATTGACAAGCGTATGAAGGACCGGGAGAAACGCACGGAGATCACTCAGGATCGCGTGCTGCAGGAACTGGCAAAGATCGGATTTGCTGATGTCACCGATTTCGTTACCATAGAAGGCCATTCCGTCAAAGTAAAAACAACGGATCAGATGCCCCGTGATAAACTGGGTGCCATTGCAGGAATCAAAGAAGGAGCGAATGGTATTGAGATTAAGCTCAACGATAAAGAGAAGGCCCTGGAGCTGATCGGCCGGCATTTAGGCATGTGGAATGATAAGGTGGAACTGTCAGGTGAAGTAAAGATGAACAATCCATATGAAGGATTGACGACAGAAGAATTGAAGAAGCTGATCCATGGTGGATAGAGCGGACATAATCAGGGGAGCTCAATGCGAATTAGCCCGCAGGGAGTTCTTTTTTTATTGCCATTTGAAGGCGCCGGACTTTTACAAAGAGGACCGGAAGTACCTGATAGATCTCTGTAATGCCTTCCAGGACTTCGTACAGTCTGATGATGAGGTTATGGTGGTCAATGAGCCGCCGCGCCATGGCAAGAGCCGTACGGCCGGCCTCCTGGTCGAATGGGTACTGGGAAACGACCAGAGTCAAAAGATCATGACCGGTTCCTACAACGAGACGCTTTCCACGATGTTCTCGAAAAATGTCCGCAACGATATCATGGAGGAGAAAGCAGATCAGAACCGGATTGTGTTCTCGGATATCTTCCCGGGCGTCCGGATCAAGCACGGTGACGGTGCCATGAACTTATGGAGTCTGGAGGGCGGCTATAACAACTACCTGGCTACTTCTCCAACCGGTACGGCTACAGGTTTCGGCGCTTCCTTACTGATTATTGACGACCTTATCAAAAACGCCGAGGAGGCGAACAACGAACTGACCAAAGAGAAGCACTGGAGCTGGTTCACGGACACGATGCTTTCCCGTCTGGAAGAAGGCGGCAAGATCATTATTATCATGACCAGATGGGCCAGTGACGACCTTGCAGGCCGGGCCCTGGATCACTTTAAGGAATCGGGTGCAAGAATCCGCCACATCAGCATGAAAGCTCTTCAGGACGATGGAACCATGCTTTGTGATGAGGTGCTGTCCCGAAAGTCCTATGAGGCCAAAATCAAAGCTATGGGCGTGGATATTGCGTCAGCTAACTATCAGCAGGAGCCGATCGACTTGAAGGGCAGGCTGTACACCAGCTTTAAAACATACAGTGGAGAACTGCCGCAGTTTAAAGAGATCCGGAACTATACAGATACCGCTGATACCGGAGACGACTATCTGTGCAGCATTGATTATGGAGTAACATTTGCCAGCGAGGCTTATATTCTTGAGGTGCTGTACACCAAAGAGCCGATGGAAGTGACAGAGCCAGCGACGGCCGGGATCCTAAAGAAAGACATGGTGAATGTGGCGGATATCGAGTCGAACAATGGTGGCCGCGGCTTTGCCCGGAACGTAGAACGGATTCTTCAGCAGGAACTGCACAGCAATCACACGATTGTCAGGTGGTTCAGCCAAAACAAAAACAAACAGGCACGTATCTATTCCAATTCCTCTTGGGTGATGCAGCATATTTACTACCCTGAAGACTGGAGAAACCGCTGGCCGGAGTATTACGACGCTATGGTGAAATACCAGAGAGAGGGTAAAAATAAGCATGATGATGCCCCAGATGCCACTACGGGTATTGCTGAGAAGATCGGCGCCGGTAGTGCATTTAGTTTTGAGTAGGAAGGAAAAAAAGATGGATGATAAAGATTTGATGTGTGTAGCAAGAATATTACAAAGTGTTTTGTTTGAAAATAAAATGGGGATGTTTTATGGCTGTATTTTCTGCGACAACGCTGTAGAGTGTGCTCAGCTATTTTATAAAACAGGAAATGTGCATTTTGATTCTGTTAGGAAGACGCTTCAGGATATAACGGGGGTTGATTTGGGATATCATTATAACCGTAATAATCCTGAAGCTAAATTTCGTGGCGTTACCATTCGTGATTCTGAGATGCCTGCTGAATAATAGGACAATCTCTGTCACTGCGTTGGCATTCATCGCTGAATTCACAATAGACACTTGTCAGTTTGGCACCAGGATGAGTCATACCGAGTGTTTGGATTTTAGCATAAGTGGCATCAATTGAATGGTAATCGGACAGGTAATCACAGTATCCTTTAAACGATACAGTTTTATGTTCCTGATAATGCATAATAAACCTCGCTTTCCTTAGTACTTGGCTTTTGGCCTGTAATTAAAGTATAAAACTAGAGAACCGATAAATCAATGAAAGAAGGTGAGAGAATTGTTAGTCGAATATGGCAGTGAAACCCGGCGTATCAACGCGATAGTAAACGCCGGAGCCAGGACCATGATGAATAATATCCGGTTCCTGGAAAAAGAAATTGAGAAATGGAAGCAGTCGCCTGTGCGTAAGGCAATGATTCTGGCGGAACGGTATTATCAGGGAGATCAGGATATTCTTCACACACCGCGTTCAGCTATCAATGAAAGGGGGGAACTGGAACCGGTAAAGAACCTTCCGGATAACCGGATCGTGGATAACCAGTACCAGAAGGCAGTGGATCAGAAGAAGAACTACCTGCTGTCGAAACCATTTACCCTGACGACGGAAAACGACGCTTATACAGAAGCCTTAAAGGATATTCTGGATAAGCGTTTCATGCGTTCCCTAAAACGTGTGGCCGGTGACTCTATCAATGGCGGCATTGGTTATCTGTATCCGTATTACAATACAGAGGGAAGGCTGTGTTTCAAACGGTTTAATAATTACGAGATTATCCCGTTTTGGGCTGATGAGGAGCACACGGAGCTGGATTGCTTTGGGCGGCTGTATCAAATTGATGGCTATGAGGGAGAAACTGAAAAGACATATGAGTTTTTCGAACTGTACTCTAAAGATGGCGTTGAACGATATCAATTAGATGGAGCGCATCTGATTCCCGATGTGATGCACCCGTCCGGAGCCCATTACCTGGTGGAACAGCATGATCCGGACGGAAAGCATGTGGAAGTACCTTATAACTGGGAGCGAGTACCGCTGATTCCATTTAAGCGCAACGCCCATGAAATACCGCTGATCCGGTGCTGCAAGAGCCTTCAGGACGGAATCAATCTGATGGTGAGCGGCTTTGAGAATAACATGTGTGAGGACGCCAGGAACACGATCCTGATTCTCGTCAATTACGATGGTCAGAATCTGGGAGAGTTCCGTAAGAATCTGTCACAGTATGGAGCGGTTAAGGTTCGGAATGATGGAAGCGGATCGGGCGGAGACGTGAAAACCTTGACGGTAGAAGTCAACGCAGAAAACTATAAAGCGATTCTGGAGATATTTAAACAAGCGCTGATCGAGAACTGCAAATCCTATGATGCCAAAGATAACCGGCTGACCGGTGATGCCAATCAGATGCATATACAGACAATCTATCAGGATATCGAGTTAGACGCCCAGGACATGGAAACGGAATATCAGGCAGCCTTTGAAGACCTTTTCTGGTTTGTGGATCAGTATCTGATGAATTCCGGAGGCGGGGACTTCGAGGTGATAGAGGTAGATATTACATTCAACCGTAATATTCTTGTCAATGAGACAGAACTGATTGATAACTGTATGAAGTCCGTCGGTTTCCTTCCGACAAAGCTGATTCTGCAAAAACACCCGTGGGTGGACGATGTGGAAGAAGCTATGAAGCTTTTGGAGGAGGAAGAGCAAAAGAAAATGGAGCAGATGGACCCTTACCGGCAGGCGTTTGGAAAAGAGCAGCCTAATACAGAGCCGAAAGGCGGTGACGGCTTGAATGTCGAAGAAGAGTAGTACATACTGGCAGAAGAGAATGGCAGCCTTAGAGGACAGCCAGTATAAGCAAAGCGCAGAGTATTACAAAGATGTTCAGAAACAATACAGGGAAGCTTCTAACAGTATCCAGATGGACATCGAGCGGTGGTATCAGCGTCTGGCCGACAATAACAATCTTAGTTATGCAGGAGCTAAAAAGCTGCTCAAGAAGGACGAACTGGACGAGTTTCACTGGTCCGTAGAACAGTACATAAAGGCAGGGAAAGAGAACGCAGTGGACCAGAGGTGGATGAAGGAACTGGAAAATGCATCAGCCCGCCACCATATCTCTTATCTGGAGGCCATGAAGATGCAGACCCAGCAGCACGCGGAGCTGCTGTCTACAGAATTTGAGGGAGGTATGACAGAGTTCCTTCATAAATCCTATGGGGATCAGTATTACCAAACCGCGTTTGAGATTGCCAAAGGTACCGGCGTGGGAAGCAATATGGCCCAGATCGACAGCTGGACCATAGATACCCTTATTAAAAAGCCCTGGGCGCAGGATGGGAAGAACTTTTCAGACCGGATCTGGACAAATAAGGATAAGCTGGTGAATAATCTG